ATACTTGGGAGCCTGGGACCGGGAAGTATACGATGTCCTTAAATCTGAGCTTTGAGGGGTGATGCTGTGAAGAACCCGTACAGTAAACTGATTAACCACATGCGAACCCAAGGGGGGAAGAATAACACACCATATGTCCAGATCGGTGTGGTTGTATCAGCGGATCCATTGACCATTAAGCTGGGTGACCTTCAGATCGGCAAAGAAAACCTCTTGGTTGCTGATTACTTATTGCCTAGTTATGCGAGGGAATACACCGCAGAGGGTAATGTCCAATTCACGGATAGCGGGAGCTTGGGAGGCACGGACGGTGCCGTGGTAGGTCCTTATGGATCGCATGACCACAGCGTAACGAGCATCAATATCGACACCGATAATGCGCAAAGCGGTAGCATCACTTTAACTGATGGCCTAAAGGTTAATGATATCGTTACATTAACACCCTTACTAGAGCTAGAAGGCCAGATGTATGCTGTGCTAGCAAGGATGGTGAGTCCATGAGTATATTTCCATCAGAAACCGTAACGGTCAGTGAAATAATACAGTCTACAGAGACAACTTCAACCGCGTTACCCTTGGCGAAAGAATACGCGTGGGACTATGACGAGAACGATTTTCTGCTAATCGATGGCAAAAACGTTATCGTAACGGGCAGAGAAGCGGTAAAAGTGTGGATATGGATGGTTTTGCATACCCCTAAAAACAGGTATAAAGCCTATACAAGCAACTACGGAAATGAGTTGGAATCTCTTATCAATCAAGGTCTTTCGAGTAGTGCTCTGAGATCTGAGTTAGAACGGTATTTAAGAGAAGCATTGCTGGTCAATGCGTATATTACAGGTGTTAAAAATATTGAGTTTAGTATGGACGGGAGCAAGATGGAAGTTAGCTTCACTGCGACAACTGTTTATGGGGATGTGATAGTGAGTGTTTAGCGAAGATAGCACAACAATATTAAATAGGATGCTCGGGAATGTGTCTTCTGATATTAATAAGTCAGAGGGATATTCTGTCTACAGTGCTCTTTCTCCCACAAGCCAAGAACTTGCACACCAAAAAACAGAATTAGACCAAGTAGTTGATAAATTTGATCTATCGAAGTTAAGCGGCGATGAACTAGCCCTTAGAATTTATCAGCGCACAGGCATAACGAGAAATCCAGCGACTTACGCCACTGCAACAGTTACTATCACGGGTACGGGAACAATTAATATTGGCGATTTAGTCCAAACTCCCGGAGGCATCCGGTTTGAATCTTTAGAAACTCAGGCTATAGTTACCTCAGCAGATATCGATGTACAGGCGGTCGTTGCTGGTGCTAGCGGTATGGTCCCAGCTGGCCAAATAACTCAATTCCCTGTCGCGATAACTGGATTAGTAAGCGTAACAAACGCCGATCCCACTCAAGATGGATTCGATGCCGAAAGCGACGCATCACTGTTGCAGCAGTATTACGATTACATCCGAACTCCGGCAACAGGTGGGAATATTGCCCAGTTTACTACTCTTATTAGGGCCTATACTGGCGTGGGAGATGTTAAGGTTTACCCTACCTGGGACGGTAACAACACGGTTAAGCTCGTAATCATAGATGCTAATAAGCTCCCTCCAAGCACGGAACTAGTAAATGGAGCACAGGCTTATATGGACCCAGGCATTGAGGGCCTTGGGCTTGGTGCTGCTCCATTCGGTGCGTTTACCACAGTAGAGGGAGCAGCGGAAAAGACTATTACCGTTGGATTTACAGCAACGAAAGATACGAATTACACTGATGAGCAAAGGCAAGCCAATGTTGAAGCTAGCTTGGTTGCGTATTTTAAATCGATTGCGTTCGTGGAAAGCGCTGTAAGTTATGCCAAGATCGGCGCGGCCGTGTTGGCGAGTGCTGGAATATTGGATTACACGGACCTGACGGTTAATACGGGTACCGCAAATATTGCGCTCAGTTATACATCTAGCTTGACTGAGTGTCCCGTGCTAGGGGTGGTTACGATTGCGTGAGGATAATTTAAGGAGTTATTTGCCACCAATTTTAAATAATACCAAACTGTTTTCAGAGGTATTTAGTACTGAGGGAACGGAATTAGACAGCGTTGACGTTAATCTAGCAAATCTAAGTGCTCAATTCAACGTTGACACAGCGACTTGGGCGTTGGATATCTACGAGAAGGAATTAGGCATTGCAACTGACTACACTAAGTCGCTGGATTACAGACGAAGTGTTATTAAGTCAAAATGGCGGGGGACGGGCAAGTTGGATGCTAACCTTATAAAAACTGTCTGTGATGCGTTTACTAATGGGGGTGTTTCGGTAACGTTTGACGGAACGATACATGTGAAATTTAATAGCGTCTACGGTATCCCGCCAAACATGGACGACATGGAATTAGCCGTGGAGCAGATAAAGCCAGCATACTTATTGCTGGATTATTTGTTTACCTACCTAATATATAGTCAATTGGCAGCGTGGGGCGGCACATATGATAACCTGGCCGCACTAGGATTGACTTATGACGAATTACCAATATGGATTCCTGCCTAACGACAGTATAACGAAAGGGGGATCTCGTGAATGCCGGGAAGTACACCAATTCATAATTTACCGTACCCTTTAGGCAACGAAACGGCGGATCCACGGGCTGCCATACAAGCCCTAGCTGAAGCTACAGAAGACGCAATACCAAGCATTCCTGATGTACCTGTGACCAGTGTAAACGGAGAAACCGGAGCAGTAGAGCTAAGCGCAGCGGATGTAGGGGCTGCAGACGCGACGGCCTTTGCTGAACATCAGGCAGATTATGTCTATCAAGTCGCAGGAGGAACGGCAACCGCAATAACCATAACAATCAGTGAAACTTTAGTAGATGGATTACCCATGGCCTTTATCGTAAGTGCTGATAATGGCGCGGCGGCAACAACTATAAATACCAAGCCTCTTTACAAGCCGAATACCACTGATGCCCCAAATTTAGTCACAGGTAAGGCGTACACAGTTTGGTACAACCAAACAGGCGACTGTTTTTTTATCAAGGCTAGTGCAGAAGGTGATGCTGTCGTTGCAGATGTACTAGCTGGTAAAAAGTTCAGCAACGACAACGACACTGGGTTGACAGGAACAATGCCTAATAGATCAGGAGACACGGTAGCCTTATCAAGTAGCGTAAGCGGTACAACTCTAAAGTTGTTGGCTAGTAATGGCTATAGGGATGGGGTAGATGACAATGTTACCATTACCGATGCTGATTTTATCGCAGGAAACATAAAAAATGGAATAGATATTTTTGGCTTAGTGGGGAACTACGCAGCAAAACGGTTTGCCTCTGGTTTAGCCACAAGCGACTCAGGTGCCGTCTTGGGAGTTTCGGGATTAGCATTCACTCCATCAGTGGTATTAGCCGTAAGAAATGGGGCTATAACAAACTTTGCTTCATATTGGGCACCAGGAACTAATGGTTTGCCAGCTAATCACAATATAAATGCATACGGGCTTATTGGTGGAACGACTGGCACAAGTGGATATACAAATGTAGGGTCAGGATATTTTAACCTTGCAGTGTATACTCCAAGTGCTAGTTATTATTGGGTAGCAATTGAATAGGAGGTATGGGGATGAATACATTAGTAATTTATGATAGTACAGGGTATATAATATCCCAAATGAGTGGGGCAGTAAGAGAACCTGTTGGTATACCTTTTTTATGGGTAGATATCCCTCAAGGAAAGCGAATTAAAATAACAGATGGAATCGGGGTTGATGTATCCGTAACGCCAAATGTAGCTATTTTGGAGGATATCCCTCCTTCAGAAATAGAGCAACTTCGTTTGGAGATGGCTCAAGCCAATACTGAGTTATTTGAAATGATGCTGATGCTGAATGGAGGGGCAGTATAATGTTTAATGAAAATAGTAAATTAGTGAAAGATTATGTGTTACTCATTCAAAGTGGTTTAAAAACCATTAATGATGTTCCTGATTTCAGCAATCTAAAAGAAGTGGTATCCAGTGTTCTCGCTAATTAAGTTATTTTTAAAAATGATAAAGGAGATGTTATTTATGACTTTTACAACAAGTTCTCGTATTGCCCAATCCTATGCTGTTCTTATTTTGGCAGGTCAAATTACCATTGAGGATGTACCAGATGTAGGAAATCTTCGTGCAGTGGTTCAAGAAATTTTATCTGCTTAATGAACAGTAGACGAATTATGTCTAGCAAAAGCGCTTTAACAGAGGCGTTCTTTTTATTATCTGATAGGAGGATGATAAAACGTGGAACTACGAAAAGAGAGCCCGGTATGGGGAAAGGTTACCCAACCTATTGGGAAATCACAACTTTATGTATTACTTGTGGATGCAGACGGGGAGCCAGTGCTTGACGCAAGCGGAGCACAGCAAGTTGTGGCACTGGAGTCCACGAATGGTAGGATGCAGGTCGATGCTACGGCTACCTTAGCTAAAAAAGTAAGCAGCATTATTGGCGAGTTTGCCGTAAGTACAACCGCGATACCCAAAGCCATTAACGGCAAGTCATGCACGGTCAACGTATTATCTGGCGCTGCATGGATTAATCCTGATGCGGTAGCTGTTGCAGGCGCTACAGCGATTAAGTTAACTGGAGCCTTGGAACTGCGCGTCCAAGAAAATCTATCTCTAATATCTGACGCCACGGGAGCTTCGGTGCAAATCATTGTATGGGAGGACTAAGCCCATGCAGTTAAGGCCGAAGATTAAGACCATACCAAATGGAGTAAAGGACGATATTCAATCAGGCAATTACACGAAACGAATTAGTAATGAAGTAATACTGAACGGCTCTCTTATCTTGTCCAATTTTGCTACTTGGAGTAACACCTACAGCGTCCGGACTCCAAACATCGACAACATCGTTAAGGGAACTGCTAATACAGGCATAGCGACAAGCGACGACGGCAATTATACGTGGTTAGGTAGTCAGTTAGACCCGGCAGGAAAGAGTATTTACGCCAGGATAGATAGCTTTGGGTTTCAGATATACGTTGAAAAGTCAAAGATAAGTGCTATGCCTCATGGAGCTACAATCGAGGGGTTTGCTGAATATCTGAATCAGTACCCGATAAGGGTAATCTATCAGCTAGCAAGGCCAAAGATGTATATGTCAAAGCATATGTATTAAAGGAGAGTGTGTAATGTTTAAATTGCATGTTACGCATAAAGTCATTAAAGAAAACGGCGAAGTTGTTGTGTATCTTACTCCGATAACCTCAGATAGTGCTATCATGATTAGTGGCAGTCTGACGATTACCACGAGTATAGATAATTTCACAGTAGGCAAGGACTATGATTCCAGCCTGCAAGAGGTTATTTAAGCGGCTACTATCGGAAAGCTAAAAAAACAAACGCCCCGAAGGACGTTATTGAACCAGGTATTGCTTGTGTGATTGCTTTCGTTTCTCATCGGACAAAACCGAATAGATTAATGTAGTGGCAGGATCAACGTGACCGAGCAAGCCCTGCACAGCGACCAGATCTGCGCCGTTATTGAGCATCAGAGTTGCAAACGTGTGTCTAAATATATGAGGATGCACGTTTTTCTTGACCTCAGATCGGGCGGCAATGACCTTAACCTCTCTTTGGATACCTTTATTCGATAGTCTCCGATAAGGCCTGCGCTCGGTTACGAACAGTGCGTCAACATCGTCCATGCGTCGCATGAGGTATTTTTTGAGGTGGTACATGGCCTTAAAGCTAAAGTAAACTGTGCGCTCCTTATCACCCTTGCCGATTACCTTAACAGACATAGCCTGATAATTAATGTCCTCTCGGTTGAGCTGTTGTACTTCGGAGAGCCTAGCACCTGTCGCATAGTAGACTTCGATCATGGCCCGTTCTCGCGGAGTTTTACAGGCCTCGCGAATCATCTCCAATTCTTCGATTGAGAGAGCTTTGGGGGACCTCTTCTCTTTCTTCGGTGGCTTAATCTGTTTTGTTATATCTTTTGAGATTGCACCTTCGTTGGTCAACCAGTTGAACATACTTTTCAAAACAGACAATTTCTTGGAGATTGACGAAGTTTTAAGGTGCTCGAATTCACTGAGAAAAAGACGAATGTCAGATGTGGTGATTTCGTCAGTAGCCTTGTTAATGTGTTGGCTGAATATTCGGAGTTCTAGGGTGTAGCTTTCGAGCGTTGAAGTAGCAATACCTTCGAGCTTTTTACCAGCTAAGAACAGCTTAATTTTTTGTTGTAAATCCGGATGGCCATGGGGAACCAGGGCTGGCTTGATATCGTACTGGGCAAGTATTACGGAGAGGGATTGCTGGAGATAGGGCTTGTCCACTTTGGGGCAAGAAAAAGAAATAGAGCCTAACAATTGCTCTAGTAAGATTTCTGTAGTTGAGCTAAGTATTTGTGTTGACGTATAACATCACTCCTCTTTCTTTGGACCGGAGCGCCTGCTATAATGAGCGTGACACTCCGGTGTCATCTTAAGCACTCGTTCGGCTGTCAGGCTAGGGACGGGTGCTTTCTATTTGATCTAAGCTCTTGCAAAGTGGTTCATCATAAAGTCGAGAAAAATCATTGGGATGCCTTGAATCAGTAATCGATTTGATTGCAGAATCAACCTCCTTGATGCATCTCTCATAATTATCCTTGCGAGCCTTGAGGCGTTTGATTAGAGCATTCTGCGCTCGCTTGGTAACAACTATAAACTGTTCGCTGTAGGATTCGGTCTTAACTTTTATCATGAGCGCGTCCTCAAATTCCTCCTTGATAAAAGGAAATATGTCGTCGGCGAGTTCTTCGTTAGTCATGTAGTGCGGGGTGCCTTTACGCTTGTTAATTTCCTTGACTGCCCAAACCGCATGATCTCGGTTGAATTCTTTCATTTCAATCCTCTTTGCGCCGGTATTGGCCCCGGCTGGCTCAAATAGTTGGTTATTTATTTTTGATTACAAACTCAGCAGCCTTGGCTTTTTCTTGGATCATGCTTAAATAGTCAAGTGCGCTTTCGTAATTACCTTTTTCAACGTCTTGTGAAATTCGTTTAACTCTCTCGCAGATATACTCTGATTCCCATGTGCTATTGAAAACACGCATATCCATTTTTTTTATTCCTCCTTCTCACTATTAGCCTTAACCGTTATCTCAGCATTCAACGCTACGAATCGGATATACTCACTTTCACTCTTGAATCCATATTCCTTCCATTTTTTTGTTATGGCTTCTTTGTCTTCGGGAGAGCATCGCACTTCGATGCGTGCAATATCTTTGGATGGCATTCAATCACTTCCTTTAGTAATATTATACGGCAAATAGCCGTACATATCAAGGGTAAACGAAGAATATTTTCAAAATAATTTCAACCGTCAATCGACGGTCTTTTTTATGCCCCAGAATCTAAGCCCGAAACGCTGAGAGGTGACAGCGGAGTAAAAGGCCCTGGGGCAATTTTTTTATAGGTAGCATGAAAGGATGGTGTATCAATGGCTGAGCCAGTTGACAAAGAGGTGTGCAAGGCTAAACATGGAGAGCTAACGAGACGTGCAGAGGTGGCCGATAAGCGCCTGAATGCACATGCAGAGAACCTTACGGACATGAAAGAAGTAATTATAAAACTAACCCTTTTGCAGGAGACATCAGTACAGACACTGAAAGATCAGAACACTGCTATGGCCGCCATTGATAAACGCGTTCTAGAACTTGAGACTCAACGTGTAGAGGCTCAACGTGTAGATGCCATAGAAACGGAGGAGAAGGATAAAACGTTCTGGAACTCTTCGAGTGGTCAATGGATTATCAAGGGCTGCGTGATTATTGCAGTTATACTAACTCTTGCGGCGATAGGACAGAACGTCAATCCTGAGTTTCTAGCCAGTATATTTGGAAAGTGAGGTGAGATAAATAGATGCTTCCACAAAACGATGGAATTAGAGATTTACTTAATGTCACAACATGGCATAAGGCAGGGCTTACGGGTAGAGACGTAACTATCGTCATACTCGATGGGAACGAGGGCAAGGCGAGGGAATTAATGAAATCCTACTACACCGATGTACTAGGCACACAAATCAAGATAGGCCATGGGGCCAATGTCGGGCAAGTAGGACATGAATTCGGTATTGACTCTAAGTTTCTTATGTTCAGCTCCACACATGACATGGATAAAGCAAGGGCATGGATTGAGGAACACGAAAAAGAAATTGATTTAATGAATGTAAGCGAAGTGGGCAGAGGCGGGCTAGAAACACCTCAATTATCATGGCTAAAAGACTTGAGTTTCCCTGTTGTATGTGCGGTAGGAAATGATGATTCAGAGGAATGGATTAGTTGCCCTGCTCGTTGGCCATCAACGATCGCGATAGGAGAAGCTAATCGAAAGGGAACAGCCGTTGCCGATATCTCAAATGAGGGTGAGGGCATTGATGCAGTCTGTCCAAGCGGTGTCAGGGTTCAGCGTGATGATGGTTACATATGGGCACTTGACGGTACTAGTTTTGAGTCAATCATGGCCTGTGGAATGTTGGCTTGTTATATCCAATATCGCAATGAACTAGGATTGCCAAAACTGAAGACCGAAGAAGCGCGAAAGTTCATCCAAGAAAACTGTAAGGATATCGAAGACGAAGGTTATGACACAGCTAGTGGTTATGGCCTTTTTTGTTTGCCTGAAACGATACCTGTTATCTCTATTCCTGTTACTCCAGAACCTGTTGAACTCGAACCCATAACCCCAGAACCAATAATTGTAAAGGAGATTCCTATTATGAAAAAAGTTTACATTAGCCCTTCATCCCAAGAACAGAACAAAGGCCTATCACCATTCACCCTAGAGGAAACAGAAATGAACCAAATCGCTGATATCCTTGTTCCTCTTTTAATTAAAGATGGAAGGTACCAGGTAAAACGCAATACTCCATCCATGGACGTTTACCAGATGGCAGCTGCCTCCAACAATTTTAAGGCAGATATTCACATACCTGTCCATAGTAACGCAGGGGGGGCAGAGGGTACCGAAGTATTTGCTTATGCCCCCGGAACTAATTCAGAGAAATTAGCCAAGGCTCTTTATAATCAGATTGCTCCACTGAGCCCGGGTGCTGATCGGGGAGTAAAGTATAACCCGGGGCTTGTGGAAGTGGGTGACAGGGTTAACGCTACAGCTGCCTTGATCGAGTTAGGGTTCCACGACAACTTGCGAGATGCAACATGGTTAGCGTATAACCATGAGATGATCGCTCAGAGGCTTTACATGGGGGTCTGTGATTACTTTGGATACGATTACCGAGCTTTAACCGTTGCACCGCCTATTACTCCAGCGCCTGTTATTGTACCTCCAGCGGTAGATAAGGACATCTACTTATCTGTCAGGGTACTGCAAAGTAAGGCAGATCAAGCTATTAGAGATATTAATAAACTTGGATTTGTGGCCAAGAAATTAGATTTAGCATAAGAAGAAAGGAATGATAAAAATGGATTTTCAAATCTACGGCCTAGCCCTGGTCCCTCTACTTATTGCAGTTATGGCAGTACTCACCATGGTAGGATTACCTAAACGCTTTGTCCCTGTTATCTCTGTTATCTTAGGGGTAGTGATAGGTATTATTTACTTATCACCAGGAGACATCAAGCAGGGGGTAATTATTGGTATAGCTTTAGGTGTATCGAGTGTCGGACTGTATTCAGGAGCTAAAAATACTATAGGCAAGTAAATTAGCGAAAGCCCTCTCCGTTTGGAGGGGGCTTTTTTATTTTTACAGAGACAAAAAACATTCCATTAACCCTTCCATTCGATCTTTGCGTTACTGGAATGATTAATGGAAAGCAAAAAACCCTATAAAACCTTTCGTGTCAAGAGATTAGGGATGTTGGAAAATAAAATTAAAACCTTGTAACATATACCCTTTTTAGGGATAAAAATTACCCCCCCCCCC